ATTTTGTCTAACTCCTCGTTTAGTTCGTTGAACTCGGCTAATGTCATCGGTTTGCTGTAACTTTTGCCTGTGCTTATTTCCATTTTATCTAAGTGCGTATCCCATAACGCCCAAAAGTCAAACGGCGTTAATTGCCACGCATCACGCGGCTGTATTGATAAGTAGATGACAGCACTCGACCACAGTTTGTGCCAAATGCTGCCCTTACCTACTTTTTTTCGCCGTCCTCTGACACGGTTTTGATGTCGCTATCGCTACCAGCCGTTAAGATATTACCCGCGAAAGTAGCAACCGCAATCGCATAATCACTAAGGCGTTTTGACTTTAGCATACGCTTGTAGAATTCTTCGCGCGTCCACCAATCAGGATAACGGCCAGTGGTAGGCACTGCACAGGCAAGCAATGCTTTGGTGATGTCGCCAACTTTTGGTTGTTGCATTTGAAAAATTAACTCATAGATTGGCTTACCTGTCGCCGTTTCTAATTTGTCTAAATTCTCAAAACTTGGGACTAGATTAAACTCCAGTCCCTCGATGTCTAACAATACTAAACCACGCATATTAGGCCGCCGTATAAGTAATATCGCCCGCGCTTTCTAAGCTCATGCTGAAATTTTCTTCTTTGTTGTATTCGCCTGAACGCTCACAACTAGAGATAGCCCATAAGCCTGCCCACGCTTCGCCTGTGCCTGATTCAATCTTACAGTAAATGTGTGTATTGGCATTAGCTGCAACCATCACATGGTCAGTAAACACCACGTTATCAGATACCACACCTGATACTTTGCAAGAATAAGCACGAACACCAGCACCCTCTAACAATTGACGCGCACCTGAGCTGTCTTTGTCCGTTACATCTACAGTCTCATTGCTGATAGACAAAGAATCTGTTTTACCGCCACCGATTACCGCGAAAACATCGGGTCCTGTGCTTGTGCGTACTTTGATACGAAAGTCACTACCTTTATATTTAGCCATTATGCCACCTCACTGATTAACAAATTAAAACGCATCACACCATGGCGCGTAATGCCGTCTGTATCAATAACCATATCATGTCTCAAAAACTGACACAACACGCTTTGCCCACTCTCTAACGTTAAATCTTGGTTATGCAATGCCGCATGGCATTTGTCCATCAAACCACGAATCTCTTTTGTTCCCTCGACACGGCTGCCAATGTGCAACGTGATAACGGCCTCTAAACCATTATCATCTTTATTAGACCAATCAGCCGCGCCGCCGTCCTCTAACCATATCTTAGGGAATGCTGTTTTATCGTCTAAAATCTCTTTAACTAAACCGACTAAGCCTGTTGTACCGTTTAGTTTTACCCATACTGCTTTAACGTAACTGTTAAACAAACTCATATCGGCGGTACTCCCTGCATATCACGAATGGCTTGATTAACCGCGTTTTGTACAATAGCAATTGCGACTTGCTTCTTGGCTTGCAACCCTTTGAACATAAAAGGTCTAGGCTGTAAACCTCTGCTTAAATCACCATATTCTAGCCGTTTGGCATAAGGTGCAATTGAGTGAAGCGATAAAATACGCACTCTTAAATTTTGTAAGTCAGGCTCAATCTGAATCGACCTAACCAAAAAGCCTAAGTCTGTGGCGGGTGATTCATTCGGAGCGGATGCTGTATGTGTCCTGTTAGGATTGGTCTTGACGTAAGTTTTACCGCCGCGTGGCGATGTTTGGATATTACGTCTTACCTCAGTTGCTACAATCTCACCCGCAATAATGAGATTTGCTTCTAACCTACGTTTTAATGCTGCGTTTAATTGTGCTACTAATGACATTATGCAGCCTCCAAAACAAACTTAAACCCGTCCTCTAGCAATAAAAAGTCGCCTAATTCAAGAAGCATAAAATCAACACGGCTAAAACTATCTGCACTTTCAAGCGTGATGGAATATAACCCCTCTTTGTTATATTCGCCGCTTGTCTCAAAACCGCTAATAATAAAACCACCTGAATATATTTCGCTATTATTACTATTGATTTTGCAGTTAAGTATTTCGCCAGTGTTGGTCGCGTAACTGATTTTTTTATAACTGTCTGCACTACTAATACAGCCCTGTGCCTTGATGCTCACTGACTGTATGCCGCAATTCTCTAATAACTCGCGCTGTAAATCGCCTTTGCTAGTCACATCAACCGTCTCATTACTGATTGTCATGGTCGTGGTTTTCATCGCTGCTACGGTAGCAAATACACCTGTCGTAACTTCAACATCAAGTAAAAATATCGCGCCTTTTGTTTTCATTGTGCAACGCCTCCCCACAATTCGGCTTTTATCTCATAAAAGTCTAAATCATCATTGCGTCTGCTAATGCCAGTAATGCGGTAAATCTCGTTACGATGGACAATGCGTATATTATCGCTGTCGCGTGTAGAGGGTACTGTGACTGCTTGGTTTTGTCTGATTGTGAATGTATAACCTTGCGTGTGTTGATTCTCACCACGATAAAACCTTTCACGCTCGCTTTGTGGTGTCGCTTTCGACCATACGCTAACGAGTGTTGACCATGTGCTAGTAAAGCCACCCTGACCATCGCTTGACTTTGTGCATTGCTCAATGGTTATGCGATGTTTTAACTCGCCGATATTCATACGTTAAATACTCGGTATTGATTCAACACGCTCACAACATGAGCGGGTAAATCGTAAGAGCCGCGATTATAAAAACGGTATGTGACAAGGTCTTTTAGTGCTTGTGTTAGTGGTGCAAGGCTAAAAAGAGCGGTTTCAATACTCCACTCGATAACGATTAACTCATCGCCTGCATAGTCTGTATTTAGGCGTAAGCAGCCTGTGATTTCGTTGAATAAATAGCCTGTTATTGTGTCGCCATCAACCGTGACAACAACCGAAGACGCAACAATGCGAGGCGAAAAGAACTTATTTTTAACTGTTTCAGCAATGTATTTTGTACGCCAAACTTGAGGCCGTAACACGTTTTTAGTGTATGACTCTACCTCGCGTCTGCATGAAGTAATTAAAGAGCTAATCAAGCTATCTTCATCACTGTTTTCAACTTTAGCCCAAGTTTTAACTTCGGCTGTCGTTATCGGTTCACTTCCCGATTCACTGATTAAAATAGACATGATTAGCCCTTTTCATTGGTTGGTTAGCTAGGATTAACAGTGCCTTGCAAACGTAAACCAAACTTAACAAACGATGCGCCAACGCTTAATGTAGATGCAGCAGCAGTTACGGCTGTTGCGCGTACATAGCGTTTAAAACCCACATAACCAATGCTAGAAACGCCTGCCGCGCTTAACGCTGCACTTGCTTCGGTATTGGTTAAATCAGCATCAGCAACGGCTGTATAGTCGCTGTTGTTGTCGGATTCTTCGATTAACGGTGTCACGCTACCATCGGTATATTCGCCAACTTGAAAAATCAACTCCAAGCCCTCGCTGCCTTGACGGTCAATCACCGCACCAACCACATCTTCGCCATCGGCAACGGCTGTTAAAGCAATGGCAACGCCTACGCTAACTTGATTGTGTAAATCTTTATTGATAGTCATGTTACATTGCTCCTATTAAGCCTTGAATTCAACAAAACGGACGGCTTCGGAGTTCACCAAATCGCCACCTGTGCGCTTAGTAAAGTACCATTGCACCACGTCAGGATTGGTGATGTTGTCACGAATGACATTAACGCCGCGGCGGTCAACAATCTGATAGGCTTGGTTTAAGTCACCAACGAACATAGACAAGCTATCGTTAGCAATATCGGCCATGTGGTCAAAATCAGGCACTACAGGAATACCTAAAATCATGCCAAAGGGGGAATCAGTTAAGTTCCAGGTTGGTTGCCAAATAAAGTTACCATCGGAGTCCTGTAACTTCATTGCCTCGGCAAAGGTGAAGCGATTCATGCCCCAAATAGCACCCGCACGATAAGCACCGCGTAAGGACATAGCCGCATCAATCAAAATCTTACCGCCGTTTGGAGTAGCAGCAAAACCACCGTTTACACCAGTTTTAAACTTTTGCACTGTACCCCATGCGCGAGTATTGTCGCCCGTGTATGCAGTAGCAACAGTCATCATACCGCGTGGTTGTAATACACCGTTACCCAACAAGAAACCGTATGCTTCACCCTCTGCAAAACCTTGAGCCGCATCATTAACAATCATTGCTTCGATGTCGTAATCCGCATCTTCAAGCATTTCAGTTGTTGCGGTTGGGTATGCGTAAAGTTTTTTAACTTTGATTTCGTATTGACCAAACTGTTTTGTCGCTGTGGTGCTTGGCGTATTGCCTTGAAAGCCCCACGAATAGCTGTTACGGCCATTGTCAATCAAGCCAGTCACTGTTTCTTTGCTTGTGTTTTTAACATTGGCAAAACGGCGAACTGGTGAATTGTCGTGAATACGTTGGATAATACGACCAGTTGTGTCTGACGTAGTTAAATAACCGCCGTCAGGATTGGTGATTGTGCTTAATGCTTTTTGCTCAGTGTCGCTTAATTGCATACCGCGCATTTTTTTAAACAACGCGCTTTTTGCTTCACGCACTTCTTTGGTTAAACCATCGCTGCCAGTTTGAATCTGTGCAGATTGAGCGGCTTTAACTTCTTGAATAGCTTGAACCAAACCAGTGATGTCGTTTTGAATCGCAT